CTTGAATTACCAATGGTAGCCCCATTAACAGAACCACCTGAAATAGCAGCAGTGCCAGCAAAATAATTTAAGGCATCAACGACGTTAACCCCATTATTAAATACAAACATAGTTTTACCAGCTGGGACTGTAATCCCTGAACCTGTTGTATTTTTAACTGTAACCGCGTCTGCTAAGCCATTATTAATAATGTAGAATTTTTCAATTTGACAGCCTGAACCTAAGATCAAGTTACGAGCACCACCTGATGTACCTGTAAGGTTTAGTCTTAAATTACGAGCTGATTGGGCTGTATTAGTATTTGTTAAAGTTAGAGTAACATCAGCACTTGAAAATGGAACGTCAACAGTACCTGTAATAGCTTCACCTATTGCAGTTCCTAAGTTAACGTTAGTCGTAGCACCCCATGTACCTGATTGCTCACCGGTACCTATAAGCTCTATTTTTAAATCCGAAAATGTACTTGCCATAAAAAGTCCTTAATCTTATTTTTTGTATTATACTACATCAGTATTGCTTGTCATCGATATTTACCCAGTTTGGTGTCTGAGCATCGTTTACATCAGTCCATGTACCTGTTTGGCTATCATTAACATTAACCCACCCTGCGGTTTGACTATCATTAATTTTAATCCACCCATTAACAACCGCATAGTCAAGTAAGCCTATATTTTCTAATACTGTTGCTACAAAAGTTACACTAAACGTATTAGTATCAGTTATTCCTAAATTCTCAGCTATATTATAAGCTATATAAATACCTATAGTTTCTGCATCTGCTACTGATATATCTTCTGATATACTTACTAAAAATACTTTTGATATATCAATGACATCTTGAACTGTATTAGCTTCTGAAATACTTGCTACATAATTAGCTACTATTTGATCTACTTCTGTTATTGCTATATTTTCATTAATACTTACATTCAAAGTAGCAACATTTGTTCTGATATCGTTTACAACAACATCTTCAGTTCTGTTCGCTGCAAACTGCGCTAATATGCTTCTTATATCATCTAAAGTAACATTTTCAGTAATGTTAAATGTAAATGCTGACCCTACAGTTCTTAAATCATCTAAAGTAACATCTTCAGTAATATTAAATGAAAACGCTGACCCTATAATTCTTATATCATCTAAAGTAATATTTTCAGTATTACTTAGAGCAAACTGAGCTAATAAACTTCTTACATCGTCTATACTTATATCTTCTGTTCTAGTTACTACAAAGTTTGACTGTATATCTCTTACATCATTTACTGCGCTATCTTCAGTTCTACTTGCTACAAATTGTGCTACTATACTTTTTACATCATCTAAACTAATATTCTCAGCTATGCTTAAAGCAATAATACTGCCGCTAGATAAGGTAGAAAACGGGGTTTGAGATATTGCACTATAACCAAACATAATCTATCCTTATGGGTAAAATGTTATACGTACTCGACCAATAGCACCTGCATAGTTAGTACCTGTTGTCGCAGCGCCACCACCGCCACCGCCTGGAGCTGTACCTGGTGAAGTTGTTGCATTGTTATAAGCACCACCAGTACCACCACCCATTAATTGTGTTGGGCTTAAACCTGTAGTATCTGTACCCGCTGTAGGGTTTGCACCTGCAGTCGTAGCACCTGCACCACCACCACCTTGTGAGTTATTACCTGTAGCTCCGTTACCACCGTTTCTTGTCGTAGCACCTATACTACCCGCCTGAGCTCCAGAACCGGCCACACCTGAAGCACCTGAGGTACCAAACTTAGCTAAACAGCCAGTAGTGGCTGCAGTAGGTGCAGCGTTTGTTCCTACGTTTACCCAACTATCTTGAACTGCAGTGCCAACTTGATAATAAACAATTGTAGTACCACCTGTGACTGCAAGCCTAGCATTAGATATCGCATATTGACCGCCGCCACCCGAAGCTCTGTTAGCTGTTGTATTGTTACCAAATCCGTTACCTCCACCACCAATAGCTTCAACAGTTACAGAAGAATAACCTATAGGCGCTGTAGTACTACCTGCACCAGATGTTGTAATTACAGTAACTGATGGTTGAATACCCGCCAACAATACTTGGAAGGAACCACTCATTATGTCAATCCAGATCCTGAAATAATCCAAGTAGTAGCTGTCATTTTAATAGCTGTAGCCATACCATATTGTGCTAAGGTTCTTGTACCGGTTGAACCCGTACCAGCCAAATACATAGTATCTGTTGTAATTGCAATTGTAGGTGCTGTCGTAGACATATTAATAAATGTAAATGTTGTACCTATTTCAAAAGGCACTGTACCGTTTGCTGGGATTGTATAAACAGCAGCACCAGCACCAGAAGCATGATAAATATGCTTACCAATATCGGTTGTTGCTAATGTGTAGTTACCTGTTTGTGCATTCTGAGAAACCATACGAGCATCGACAGATAAATCAGTGTATCCAAATTCCCAATCAGCTGCAGTATTACCTGACGTAGTTAATGCGGTCGGCATACCTGTTGCACCGGGAGATATAGTACCTAACGATACGGCAGTTGATGTTTGAACTGTTAATATGTTTGTACTGTTATTAACAATGTGGAATGACCAACCTTGTGCTAGTGTTGACGTTGCTGGTAATTGAATAGTTTGTGCAGCGGTACCTGTAAATACTTGGTAGTAAGAACTTGTATTTGTTAATGTAGTTGTAGCACCAGCGGTAGCTGTTGTCGTAAAACCCATCAAGTTAGCCATAGCTGCAGGGGCTGTTGTTTTACCTGTACCACCAGAAGTCAATGCTAACGCAGTTCCTAGAGATACCACACCAGCAGAACTAATAGTCATTGCATCGGTTGCACCAGCATTTGCTACAAAATGAACGGCATTAGATGTGTTTGTACCTAATGTTAAATCACCACCATTTGAATATAAATAAGTGGCATTAGCTAAACCTAAAGAACCTGAACCAGAATATCCACTACTATTAATACCAAAGTCGCCATAAGTACCTGAACCTGTTGTGTTGTCATTATTTACAACAAAGTCAGCAGAAGCTGTTGTTCCGGCATTTGGGTTTTGTACAATGATTTGTGTGTAATCATTAATGTTTTGTACAAACGACGCCATGATATTTTTATCAGACGCAGTAAAGTTAGAACCTACAGCTAATACCCCTACTTTACCACCTGTAGCAGCGTTGGGAGTACCTGTTAATGATAGAGCAGCGACTGTATTGGTTGGGGCTGTTGCTGATGATATATTAGTGCCGGCAATCGTATTAGGAGTAGTAGCGCCAATCGGAGTATTGTTAATTGATCCACCTGAGATAGGAAACCCTGACACAATATTACTTGCGTCTTCATAAACAGATTGGGTAGCAGGATAAGTTACAAATACTGTGACTGTACCAGAAAAGGTTACAGCAAGACCTGCATTACTAGATGCATAAATAGTCGTACGAGTTAAAAGATTACCCGTAGTAGCGTAAGTACCTAGACCTACTTCCCAATTACCTGATGTATCGGTAGCACTATAGTAAGTAGTATTAGCATTACCAATAGCAGCAGAAAAGGTTTGAAACCCGATAACCGCCCCTGCAAGGGAAAAGCTCACAGTAGTATTAGCGGTAGCGGTTTCTTGTACCCTATCTTTAAGGACTAAGGCCATTTAAGATCCTTAGCTTGTTGCTGTAGTTGAGTATGTAACTGCTACTGTATCACCAGAAGTTACTGCTTTTGATGTAGTAAAATTACCTTCACTATATAAAGTACCTGCTGTAGATGACTGAGTATTCACAGCACCTGTACCTGTTACTAAGAAACAACCATAAATTGTACCGCCAGCACCTGTAATAGTGTATGTAATAGATGCTGCAGCTGATGTTGTTACGTTAGTCGGAGTTGTACCAGATGATGTAGCAGCTGAAAATGATGTTGTACCTCGTACTGCTGAACCACCTACTGTATAGTTAGTAAATTCTGTCCATGTCTTAGATGTCATGGTATCTGCCGCAGCAAATGTTGTACTATTACCAATAAGGCCTAAGAATGGTCCTACAGTTGTATAAGTACCTGTAGTTCTTAATAGTGTATCAAGCATAAGCTGTTTACCCACAGCAACTACTAAGTTAGGAAACTCTTCTTCCCACTTAATATTGCCTTGAGCATCTTTGCATAGAACATAGTAGTGACCATGAACTCCCATGTCTTCTGCTGATATAGCGTTTGTATTTAATGTAGCTATGGCATGGTCTCCAAAGCCTTGTAGTTCTTTATGCATAATTGCTCCTTTTTAATTAAGTCTAAGTACAGCAGTTGTTGATGTTGCTGCAGGAAACTCTATTGTAAACGTTGTAGTGGCTATTTTTTCTCCACCAAAATTTAATACTGCGACTGCTGCATTTGTAGTGCTATTATATATCAGAGCACCAGCGGCCGTAAAGTTTGCAGGACTCCAAGTCACATTAGCAAAAGTAACATAAGCCGTGTTATTACTAGGATCACTACCCACAGTAGGCGTTAATGTTTCCCCACCAGCTGTATAGCCTGTACCTGTAATTTCGTCTTGCGTTGTATATGCAGTTGTTTCGCTATTTAAAGTCGATAATGCATTATACAAAGCTATTTTATATGTATAGGGTGACCCTGTATAAAAATTCTCTAAACCTTTTAATAAATTTAACTTAAAGGTTGTGGTTTGTGATTGTCCTAAAATCATTGAACTGGGTACCTTACTTGACCTGATCTATAGGCATCTTGTCTATCTTTACCATCTGAAAGTTGTTTCAACAATAACATTGCTTCATCATATCGTTTTTGATATTGGTTAATAACGTCTTGTTCACCCTTCATGTATGTGTATGCTTCTAGTAACGAGCCATATAATAATGTAGAACTAAAATTATCACCTAACCAAGTTTGACCACCTGTTACTGTAGTAATAGACTCAGGATAATAAAAATAATGAAGTTCTACTGCATAGTTATCATCAGGTGTTGGACCTAGAATAAATGTATTTTGATCAAATACTGCATAGTATTGAGGCTCGCCATAAAAGTCTGAATCAGTATCAGGAAAAGATTGCCTAATAAAATTCACGTCTTTATTTAAAAGATACAAATATTCATTATCGTTATTAATCACCGCCATACTAAATGTAGCTAACCAATCACTTGGCATCGCCAAATACTTATTACCTGAAGTCATTGTACCCGTAACATTTTTACGTAATGCAGGAAGTTGCACCGAATTATAAATGCGTTGTTCGGCTTGTTGGATAAAAGTATTGATATCATCAGTTTCAAACTGATTCTCAGTATAACTTTGTATCTCTGTAACTAACTGCGTGTAGTTCATTACGCCATCGGACCTCTAGCTTTAGTACCCTTAGTAGCTGCACCGCAACCACGAATAGTAATACCGTCAGTCTTAACATCATTACGACCAGGATCACCAGCGCTTACACGTTGTCTACCTGTCTTAAAATTAAGTTCTTGTGCTTTTAACTTATTTGGATCTTGTGAAAGACCAATGTCTGCGTTAGGCACAACAATAGGTTGTTTATATTCTGCCATGATTATTATCCTTTTTTCTGTGCTGCAACTTTAGCTAAACCACGACCCATTTTTTTCATGTCAGCATTAGTTTTACCACCTTTGCTACCTGATTCTAATGGACCATTCTGAATAGCCACTTTAGCGCCGTCGTCACCTAAGTTACGACCTTTGGTTTTACCTTTTTTAGTAATACCGTCTGCTGCTGATCTGAATCCCATATACTTCTCCTTATGTTGTTGTTACTGTTACTGTGCCTACATTACCTATTGCTACTAGATCATTTGGCGTTAATCCAGCATCGTTTGCTCTTGAACCACCTACAGGAAACCAACCCCATTGAATAACTCGGCTACCTAATAATGGAACGCCTGTTTCACTTTCTAACGATCCAGTCACTTCTAATGTTTGTAATCCATTTAAACCTGACTGATAATAACTTGGACTATCAGGTCTTGGATCTCTCACCGCTTGCGGATCTGACACGGGAGTCATTCCAAGTAATAACTGTGGTTGATCGGGGTCCCAGCACTCGGGACATACGAGTATATTAACATTTTTGGTCTTAATAACCAATCGTTTTAATTGTTTTAATTTATATCTAAAGTTACATCGATCGCATTGGGCTATCGCATTTTTACCACTTGAATATTTACTAGGCATATTTATTGTTCTTTAATAAATTTTCTTTACCTGGGATTACTTGCAAATTCTCAATTACATGTAAACCTGAAACTATTGTACCATTTAATGGTATTACATGATCTACATGCCAAACAAATCCAAATAACTTGGTTCTTAAAATTGCTAAATCGTATGCTTCTTTAATCATCATTAGATGATCTTTATTTACCCATTTAGGTGTTTTGTTTCTTTTAGTAGCTCTATATTTTGCTTTGTTCGCTAATACTCTTGCTTTATGTTTTAATCTAGATTTTTTAGATATTTCAGCTGTACGTTCTGGATTAGCTTTTTTCCATCTTAAACTTTTAACTGCAATAATATCAAGATGTTTTTTACTATATCTTTGTTGTTGCTCTTTCCATTTTTCAGGATTAGCTGCACGCCATTCTTTTACTTTTTGGTATGCTTTAGCCTTATTTTTTTCTCTATAAGCTTTATTATATTCAGCTTTTTTAACAGGATCTTTATAAGGCATATTAATTTCTATAATAAAACATATCTCGAGGTACTAATCGTATTGGAGCTTTCTCTCTATCTTCTTCTGCTGCTAATTGAAACGCTGCTTCGTAGTCTGCTCTTAGCATTTGAATTCTATTAGGATCTACATTAGGTAATTTCATAGATAAATATGCAGCTAATCCTGCTACCATACACGGTATAAATCTAAACGGAATATCTTCTACTGTAAGTCCATTACCTGCATCTTGAATACGTCTTAATCTATAATAAACAAATTGATAAAAATCACTCTGATCTGGAGCTGGCCATACATTAACTGTAGGTAAATTCTGTACATAGATTTTAGCACCTATCGCATGAGGTGCAAGTGCAGTATTATTTACGGCTCTGATACACCCAGTTAAATCATTTCCATCAATACCACCATATTGAATTGTTTCTTCACCAATTTTAATAAAGCCAAACTGAGCTAAACCTACTGTACTTGATAACGTAATGGTTTGTGGGTTTGCTGCAGTGGACGCAGTAGCAGTTAATGTTTCATTTAATAATAAATCTGTTGGGTTTTCTTGTCCTGATTGTCTATTAATCCAAACTTGAATAGGACGACCTGTAGCATTTTTATTAGGAATCGTAATGTAAGTAGATTCAGAAATACGGTTGATATTAATATCTTGTTGGTTTTGTCCTGTGCCAGTACGCGTTACCATATCAAGAAGATCAATTGTATCAACAGGTAAAGCATACATAATTTGATTTTGGTTTAATTGAATTTGGCCAGGTTCTACTGTCCATAAGTTAATACCACGATTAGCCCACTCAATTGTTAAAAGATTAAGTGAACGTCTTGCTGTTCTTAAATCATAGCCCGTACGAAGTTCTTGACCACATCTTTCAAATGCATCTTCGACTAGATTATTTAAATCTAAATTAAAATCCGTGGTTCCTGTGGTTCTATCTACCATTATTTTTTACCTTTTGGAAATCCAGCTTTCATGTTTGCATATGCGCTTGGTGTGATTGTAGATTTAGACTTCGGTCTTGAAATGCCTTTTTTCTTTCTCGCGTTTATATTTGCATATAAACCTACTGGTCCACCTTCTTTATACTGAGTAAAATCTGTGTTATCACGACGTGCTTTGACTATACCTTTAGGCATAGTATTTTTAGCAGCACTAGGAATCTTAGTTTTCTTTATAACTCCCATGCCTCTACTTGGTCTCATTATGATCTCCTTAAACTAGCTAATCCGCCAGTTCTAATATTAACAGGTTTAAATGTCCCTGGTGTAGTTTGATTTGTTGCTACTTGTGCTACAGGGCTTGCATTTTCTGCAGGTCTAAAACTTCCTGCTGTTGCAACTGATGCTGGAACTATATCTCTTGGTGCTGGGCCTCTTGCATCTTGACTAGGGGCATAACGTAAAGGCTCAATTACTTGTGGATTAGAAGACACAGGCATAATAGGTTTTGGGCGAGTATCTACTTCCGGTATTACATTTTCTGGTGCATATGGCATAAAGAAAGGGTTTTTTTGTTGCTTAGCATATTGAGCAATACTTTGTAATGTATCACCAGATTTAAAACCAAAGTCTGCGTAATTAACAGGTACAGTACCTGATCCGGTACCGCCTGGATAATATTCACCTAAGGCATTTTGAATATCTGATTTCAAATAGTCAGGCGCATTAAAACCACTAGCTAATGTTGTTGGATTTGTTGCATTAGGATTATAAGTTTGTAATCCAAAATTCTTTGTGAAGTTTTGTTCTGCTAATGTATCTTGGTTCATACGTATATTATTTAATATGTCTTGATATATATTAGCACTTGGAGCACCTGCTCTTTGTTGTACAGATTGATTACCATATAAATCTGCTAATTGAGGTAATAGATTATATGTACCTTTGCTTCCTTGTATAAAATATTTTGATGTATCAAATGGATTATTATTTACAGTATATGAGTTAGCCCCATAATTATATGTAGGTGAATAATAAGGTGTTGTAGATGTAGAACCTCCTCCATATGTAGGACCTGTTGGTGTTGTAGTTCCACTACTAGTAGTTCCTCCGCCTCCACCACCTCCACTACCAGAATATCCTCCAGTAAGTGCTTGTCCTGCGATTGAAGTTGCAGCGCCTAAAGGTCCACCTGTAATAAAACCTGCAACAGGGCCTGCAATAGGCCCTACAACAGGAATACTTCCTGCTATAGTAGATATAGGATTAATTACACTACCTACAGCATCAGCAACACCGCCTACAATTCCACCCATATTTAGTCCTTAAATAATACGGCCTTTTGTTTTACCTTTTGTAGCGCAACCATCAGCACGTTTAGATGCAGATCCTACTGAACCGCCTTTAGCCATACATTTAACTTTACCGCCTTTTTTCATTGGCTTAGCATTTTCATAGCCTTTAATTTTTTCACCTTTAAGTTCAAATTCATTCTTATCACCTGTATCTTTAGTTTTTAATTCTGGCATTCTTACAGGTTTTCTAGCTTCCCTTAAAGGACCCATATCATCTTCAAATGGCATTTTATTTTTACCTACTTGAATATCTCTTAATGCTTTAGCGGTTTGATTTGCTGAATCTAATGCACGTCTAGCTGCTACAGGATCATCTGACATTTCTCTTAAAGCTTGAGCTTCTCTTATTGCGTCAAATTCATTTTTCATTTTTCTTTCATCCATGATTAAATAATCCTTCCCTTAGTTTTACCACGTACTTCAATACCACCACCTTTAGCGTAACCTTTGCATGATCCACCTTTTTTCATGGTACGCACAACTGTTGGACGACCTGTTGTAGGCATAGTACGACCTGACATTGCAGCAGCACGATCTAAACCGCGTTGTGCACCACCAAAGTTTGATTGACTAGGCATATTAGCTGGAGCTGTAGCACCGCCCACTGCCATTTTTTTACATGAACCGCCTTTTTTCATTTTCTTTTCTGATTCTTCGCCTTTAGCATATTGAGTAGGTGTAATTTTACCTGACTTAATTGCCTTAGCTTCTTTTAGTTCTTCTGCGTAAGTTTCTTTACCTTTAAACAATTTCTTAGCCATACCGCCTCCTTTAAATTTTTTACCTTTATCTGCTTGATTAAATTCCTTTGCTACTGCCATAGGAACGCCTACTTTTTTAGCAAACGCAGGATTATGAGCTGCGGCTGCCATTAAATTTCTTTGTGCTTTTGATTTACTTGGCATTTTGATTTTTCCATCTTTCACATTTAAAACAATTACAATCTGGGAAGTGATTAGGTTTAGGATAAACAACTTCCGTTTCTTTTTTTACTTCTTCAACAATAGCTTCAACCATTGCTTCAGTTGCTTTATCTTCAGTTCTAATTGGTTCATTAAGTTGTTCAGCATCTTTTTTCCTTTTTTTGAATACTTTGTCAATAAATGCTTTCATATTATTTACCTAGCCAATGAGTTACCATCCAGCTTACAACACCTGAAAAGAAAGTAGCAATCATAATAAATACTTTCCAACCACCTTTAATTTCTTCTAGAGTCTTTTCAATATTATCTAGTCGAGATTTTAATTGCTCCATATCTTCCATAAGAGTATCTACGTCCGTTTGAATATGTTTAATTTCAACGCCGTGTTCTATGACTTCACGATCTGTACTCATTTGCAATTCCACCTTTTTAATGAGGCAGCCTTGCGAGTGGGCCGACCTTTTTCATCTTTCATAGGACCTGGCATTCCTGACATTCTTGCACAAAAAGATCTCTTACGAGGTCCACCTTGTGGTTGAGGTGCCTTTAAGTTTGAACCTGTAGCTGCATTATATTTAGCACGACCTTTAGCGGTAAGACCTGCGCCTTTAGACACAGGGAGCTTCTCACCACGTCCGACTGCTAAGGACACACCTTTTTTCTTGCTAGCCATAAAATACTTGAGCCGTTAGACCTGCACCTGCGACTGCAGAAATATTAGTATCACAACGAATACCTTCACCTGGAACAGCTACATAAACAGATCCTGCGGCACCTGCTGGGGCAGTATAAGTAAATCGAGCTGTACCGCCTGTACCGTCATTAATAGTTAATGTAGCAGCTGCTGTATAGTTAATTAAAATTCCCTTAATACGAGCAGGCCCTGCAAAAATTGTAGTTGTTGCACTAGCGGCTGCGGTACCTGATTTTACATCGGTTTGCATCATAATTAATCTCCTTTATTTTAGAAGGGGGCTATGCGCCCCCATGATTAATTAGACAGCTGCGCTGAATGGTGTTGCTGGTGTACCAGAACCTACTAAAGCTGCAGATACTAAGAATATACCAGATGCAATGTCAGTAACTTCAACATATGAACCTGCTATACCACCTTGTGTTGAGCCATTCATTGTAAGTGTATCAGAAGCTGGAAGTGTACCAAATACTGATGATGTAGTACCACTAACTGCTGCTGAACCATTCATTACGTCTGTTGCATTTGCAACTTGAATCTTATAGCTGTTAGATGTAACTGTTGTTGAAATTACAAATTTATATACAGCGTTTGAACCAGTTGCTGCTGGAAGTGTAACTGTAATACCAGCTGCACGGCTTAAGTTGATTGTTTGACCATTGTAGTCAGCAGCTGTAACTGTTAATGTTGAAGCTGTAACTGTTGAATTAACGCCTGTACCTGTAATAAAACCAGCTGTAGACGTCACTGGACCCGAAAAGGTTGTAGATGCCATAATTATTTTTCCTTCATATAAAGTTAGATTTATTAGTCTTATATGCGTCTGCCGGGACAGTCTAATAAACCGGGTAACCCGGATTCCCAAATAATACCTGAATTGATACTATTTGCAAGCATTATAGCATAAAAAAGGGGCCGAAGCCCCTAATTTAGTACCTTAATAACAGTCTGTTACTGTAACCATTACTTGTTCATCACGTACATAGTCACTTCAAAGCCAAATCTCATTTCTGTTGCTGCTGGTTTTTGCCATGTTTTCATAATATTCTCCTTAAGTTATATAGAGTTTTCACTCTATGATTGTATTATTTCAAATTGAATGAAAACATACATCAAGAAAACCATGAAAAAAGGGCCTGCATTTTAAGCAAGCCCTTTAGTAGTACGTAGCCAGTTGCTAATTAAGCACCTGGTGAACCCCACATACCGAGAGGATCTGACCAACCGAAGCTGTAACGTTCACGAGCTTTGTAACGAACGTTGCCTGTATCAAAATCGCCATCCATAGATGTTGATAATGGTGTACGGACAAAGTGTTTCATGCCGTTAGGTACATCAGTTGTTAAGAAGTAAGCATCTGGATCTGTCAAGAAGTGGTTAATTGTATAACCTTCTGGGATAGAACCATTGTTCTTAATCGCGTTGATGTCGTTATCAGCTGTTGACACACGTAATTCAGTTTCGAGCAAGCGAGTTGCAACGAATTGATTACCTGGTGGAACAACTAATTTACGAGGTTGAGCAGCGATTAAAAGACCACGCTCATCTGTCCATGCAGCGATTTGAATAACTGCATTTTCTAATGCTGTTTCATTCAAGTCAGTTGCTGTAGATTGAGTGTTGCTGTTTGTGTTACCTGAAACAGTTGGGTGATCAGTAACAAATAATGCTTTGCCGTCACCGCCTGTGTAGTTAGTGTCGAAACCATTATTAAGAACTGCAGCAGCCTTAACTTGTTTCGTATATGCCATAGCGCGAGCTAAAGCCTTTGTGTAACGTGCTGATAATGTATCATACAAGTTATCTTCTACAGCTTCTTCAGTTAAGCTGAAGCCAAGAGCGATAGTTTGATGATTGTATCGAGCAGTCCAAGCTTCTTGAGCATTGTCATAAGCGATAGCTGTGCCTTCGTTTTTGACTGGTGCTGCTGAGAAACCTGAAAGTTTTGTTTCTTCTTCGAATGAACGTTCTGAAGTTTCTGTTTCATAAACTTCTTTGTGTTCTTCGCCATAACGTTTGTATTCGAGACCGAATAGCGCGTTAAGACCTGGTAATAGCTCTTTTAGGAGCTGAGCGCGTGAAATTGCCATGTTCTATTCTCCTTTATTAAGCTGTGTAAGTTGTGCCGGTTAAAGCAGTCAACTGTGGGTTGTTAATTTTTACAAGCACTTCTGGGTAAATTGTTGTTCCGCCTGATACATATGCTGTATCTGGCACAACTGCAACAACTCTCCATGGTAATGTTGTTGTATCACCAGCACCGTTAGCAGGTTTAACAACAGATGCTTGTGAATCGCCGTTTGTTGTAGAGCCTGTACCGTTTTGGATTTCAGCAACGTTACAACCAACGATTGTAGCATTAGCTCCAGTTACTACTGTTGCAGCACCAGAGTTTGTTACTGACACTTTAAATTCAGCTGTAGGATCAACAACTACGTAAGCAATAGCGTTAGTAACTGCTGTGCCTGGATAGTATTGAGCTTGAACTGTTTGACCTTGTGAATTAACGTATTGGCATCCCATAAAAACACCGATAATAGTGCCTGTAGTTGTTGCGCCTGATAATTCGATTGTACCGCCCGCTACGAGTTTAACTGATGCACCGTTATAGATTGCAGTATTATATGATCCGCTGATTGGATACTGTAAAGTAGCGCCAGCGTATGGAATACCATCAAAACGATTAACCGGTTTAAAGCCGTATGGAGCAGAAATGGTTGGATAAGCAGCCATCTTTATTCTCCTTTAATATTTATATTAATTACCTTTACCAAAGGATGTCGTAGACTTCTTCTCTGCGAAGAGAGGCATACGTGCATCGCTTTGTTTTAAGAAGCTGTTATCAACGGCATCGGCTTGTTGTTTTGCTTGTTGAGCATAATGAGCCTTACGTTGTGCAACAAACTCCTCTGGGATCTTACAAAGTAACAATCCACCAATTTCAATACCGTCTTTAAAACGGGAATTTTGGTCGACCATTAACTTCATTTCAGGGTGGTCCGCTAATTTAACGGGTTCCCATCCTTCACGCATTTTGGAGGATACATTAAGATTATCAGCATCGTTCATAACACTAGTACGAATCCATCTGTAAGCCCAACCAGGTACCTTTTTAAATTCAGGTAATAACGATGCAGGTTTCCAGCTATCAGGTCTTTGAAAATCATTTCTTGTATCTACTTCACGATCTAATCTATTATCCATTTGCGTTCTCCAATTTTAAAGTTTCTCTTGCATATTGTTCCGGTGTTAGACCAAATTTCTTGGCTAACGCTACTTGTGTCTTCGTCAATCGTACTTTTTTAGGCGCGGTACTACGCGTTGCCGGAGCAACTACAGTCGAAGGTTTTGTGCGCTGGGCGGGTTTTTCCTCGTCTAGCGTTGCATCCCCAAAGTATTCTGGGAATCGTTTCTGCATCGTACTATCAATACGACGGTAATATTCGTCAGATGTGGGATCTATGCCACTTCTAACTAATTTCTCATGTACCCCTAAAGCAAGACTTGTCATTTCTTCGTCTTTACCAAACCATGTATTTTTTTCTTGCCAATTTAATGCTCTAGAATCAGGTTTTGGAGCTTGAGGTTTAGTTTCCTGTATATATACATCTTTTTCAGGTTCTTGTAAAGTGTTTTTATACTGAAACTTATACTGTTGAACCTGAGATAGACGCATTTGAGCATCGTTCATCTTAGCTTGAGCTTCAATAACTTTTTCTGTATCACCAGAATCATAGGCTTCACGATAGTCTCGTTTGGCCATAGCAAGTTGGTATTCTAAAGAATTACCTATTGCTTTAATGTATTCTTCTTCTCCAGAACTTAAAGTTGTTTTTAACTTTTTATTTTCTTCAGCAATTTGTTTTGCATATTTAATTGCTTCTTCACGTTCTCGGTCTGCAGCTTCTTTAGCACGTCTTTCGTCATGCCAAACTTTTTTCATTTGAGCTAAACGTTGTTTAACTCTTTCAGAATAATCTTCTAGATTATCTTTTTCTAATTCGTCTACTACTTCTTTAGGTAGAGGATCACGATCTCTATCTTGTGGAGGAGTATCATCTTCTATTTCTAAATCTAAGTCATCTACTTTAGCTTCTACCTTAACTTCTTTTTTAGATTCAGCTTCTTTAGGACTTAAATCAACTTCTTTTTCATCAGGTAATTTACTACCTGGAATTTCATCGTCGTCTGGATATTCAAATACAATATCGCCATCTTTAACTTCAGCCATTTAATTTCTCCTTATGCGCGAGTGTAGCCGCGTGGATCTTGCACCACACCTTCTACAGTATCGTCGTTAATAATGCGGAATTCTCTTCCGTGGATTTTGAATCTTGTACCTGCATATGCACGTGTCAAAACAAAATCACCCTCTTTACACCATGGACCAGTAGGAAATCTTGATTCATCTTTATAAGCTAAATCACCTACTTTTACTACAAATAATACAACAGTAGAATGTTCTTCAATGGTTCTAGTTTGTGCAGCTTTAACTAAACCACTTTCATATTCTTCTGCTGCATTTGGAATTGCACACAAAATTTTATATCCTTTTGGTTCTGGAAGCTGTAAGCCTCTTTCTTCAATCGGTATATCTTCTGCTTCTACTTCTTTTATCGTTGGAATATTAATAGGTCGACCTACTGCATCGACTATATTTTTATTCATTGTGAGTATGTCACTCATCGTCATAAGTCTCCATTCTTTGTGCAAGGTCTTTTATTAAACTTTCAGCAACGGATAGACCTCGAATATATCCTGCCATATTTTGATACGAAGCAAAATCTTTTGCTGCTCCGTCTCCTAAATTGTTTAAAACTGTTTTGCGCTGATCATCTATTCGAGACAATAATAGCTCTAGCGTTTGGTCCATAATTTATTACTCCTGTGGTTTTTGTTGACTTTGTTCCTTTTGTAAATTTCTATCTGCTACTTTATGAGTATGTTCCACAAGTCTATCAACGGCATTAATATTAGTTTGTTTATGTCTATGTTGTAGTTCTTGTTTTTTAAACTCTGCTTCCATACCTAATTTAATACCTTGAACAACTTTATCAGACTCTTGTTTTTGTTTATCATGCGTAGCTTGAGCACCTAATCTAGCGCCTTCAATTCTTTCATGAGATGCAAGTTTTTCTTTTTCAAGTGCTAATCGTTGCTGTTCAATTTCAATATCTGCTTGAGTTTTTTGCTGTTTGATTTGTAAATCTTGAGCTTTAAGTTGTAACTCTTGCTGTTGCATTTGAACTAACGGATCTTGTTGTTGCTGTTGTGCTTGTTGTTGTTGCATTTCAGCTTGATCTTTTTGTAAAAGTTTTTGAGCTGCCGCAGCAGTTAATCTAGATAACTCTACTTCAACATCTTCAGGAAGTGTTTCATCAGGTGTTGGTAATGGCACACCTAATTGTTCTTCAATTTGTTTTCTATATTCAAACGCAATGTGCTCATTAATATGCGCTAATGCTGCTGCTTGAATCATTTGTGCTTGAGGATTTTGACTCATCATTTGCATGAGTTTAGGATCTTGCATAGCAGCCATATGAACAGCTAAGTGAGCTTGATGATCTTGATAGATAAACGCTTTAACGGGTTTCATATTAATGATATCCATATTTTCTGAAACAGGATCTTTAGGTTTCTTATCTTCTGCTGTGGGTACTAATTTACCAATATTCTTAATACCTAATACTTCAAGCATTTGACGATTTAATTCTGGTAAATCATAAATCTGTGGATATTGTTGTGCCATTTGCATAACTGCTTGATACTGTACAACTTTTTGAGACATCGTAGCAGCATTAGGATCACTTACAGGTATTACATCTACATTATCATAGTCTGCTTGTTTAGCTCGTCTATCACCTACATCAGGATCATATGAATACTCTTTAGGAGTGTAATCTCTAATAATGCCTTTAAGTAATTTAAACTCTTGTTTCATCGCATAGTAAATACGAGCTTGTACAGCTGACATTACTTTGAGAGTTCTTTCTAGAATCGCTAATGTTGTACCTACTGGTGAGTTGGCACTCATATCAGATACTTTCATATCTGCAGCTGAGGCAAAACGTCGTCCTTCTTCAATGATTTGATTCATTAACTGATTAAGAACTTGTGAAGGTTCCTTATAAGGTAATGGTAAAATGTTATCTCTGATAGCACCTGATGGTACATCTACATCTCTCCATTCACCTGGAGCTATAGGAGTATCATCACCTTTAATTCGTAAGCCACGTGACTTCATACCACCTGGTAAGTTTGATAAAGTACCTGCGTCTACAAGTTGACGTAAGATCATAGTACCTGATTTAGCGAAGGCACCTATCAAATGAATTAAACCAAAGCAATAAAATCCAAAACCTGGAATGTATCCATAATGTACAAAGTGTTGACGTTTAGCTTTTAAATCATCATCTGGATTCCAGTTACGTCTGATAGATAAAATAGTGCCTGTACCCTTTTCAATAGTTACTACATAAGGTAACGCTATACCATCTTCACTATCGCCATTTTCTAAATCTAGATTAACATGCATTTCTAGAATCTTATAGCGATCATCTTCTGTTGGGTTGAAGCCTAGTTTCTCTGCAATCTTTTTCTCTGCTTCATCAATGTCTAAGAACGGTTCACCTAAATCTACATCTTTGTAGAACCCAGCTACTTGTAATTTACGTAACTCATTTTTAGTCTTACGCATGACATGTGTTACACGTTCTGCCGTTTCTAATGATGACGCACCGTAAGGTACTACAATATCTTCTGCTGGAACATACATCGATACTTGACGTTCTAATGACGGATCATAATAAACTTTTTTAAACGCATTACCAGCTAAACCTAGACCCCATAACATTCTTTCGTGTTCTGGACGATACTCAGGCATGAAGTCAGTTAACTGATAGTTCATATCTTCTTTAACTCTTAATGCAGCAGCAGCTTTTTCTGGCGTTTCTTTTCCTACAATCACAGTCTTAACAGGACCTGCGGCAGGGAATGTTTCCATCATTGTTTCTGCTTGGAATTTTACAAGAGCTTCTGTAAGGAGTGGGTGATACACATTACATGCACCTGGCCATGGTTCAGTTCTATCTTCTACTTTTAAACCTAATAATTCTAGACCATCTACATAAGTAGTAAGCCAATCTTTTCTTGAATTTATATCAGCATCAAACTCACCAATAAGATTACCAGACAATTCAGTGAGTTGTCCTTCATCCATATCTTCTGCTAAGTTGGCATTAAACTCATCATTTGTTTCTTTACCTGGGGTGATTGTAATCTCCATACTGCCATCATCTAATGTGACAGAATCTGGATTTTCTATTTCAATTGAGAGAGCTGCATCGGCTAAGGTGGGTTCTTTATCCATGCCTAGAGGTGCTTGATATAATCCTTTTTCTATTGCCATAATCTATCCTTGATTTGTTTCATTACCACTTTGCGTTCTGCCGGTGTGTAATCTAACCAATTTGCTATTTCGTCTTCTGTTCTCTTACAAGTCTTGCATATTTGTTTTTTATTATCTAGTTCACATATCTGTTTGCACGGTGTTACTATTTTTGCCATGTCGTTGATTCCATCTATCTTCATGCCAAAACCATATACGTCTATAGTTCCTGCTATATTTTCTTGCGTTCTTATCTGACCTACGTTCTTTAACAACTCTTTTTCTATTACCAAATAGATCTTTTACGTTGTAAACAATCATACCAAATATAATCTATTTCTAGTACTCTTAAACCCTACAATATCTTCAGGTTCATCGTTCGGTAATCTTATGAACCCACCTTGCCTAAAGCGCATAAGAGCCATAGTCGTACTATCCACTTGGTCATCATTTGCACCTGATGGGAAGTCATTACATTCCTCAATCAATTCGTGTGCCCATCTTCTATCAGGAGCCCACACTATACCAGATCTGAAGAGATCTGCCACGGAGTTAACTCTGGATATCTTATCTTGACCTTTTCCAGGTGTAAATTCTCCTACCGGAATCCCCATTCTTCTCATCTCTTGATAGAGGGCGGCTCCGTTAGATTTCTTTTCTACTATGAAAGCGTCGGGTTCCCATTCCTTATACTCTTCCAAAACAAGTTCTTTGAGTTCTGGAAATTCCATCCGTTGCTTGATAGCATTTAGTAGTATTATATTATAATTATTGGTCTCTTCGTTAAAAAAGACACCCCACGTAGTTAACGAATTATAATCGGCTCTCGTATTGGCTTCTTGTGCAGCATCTAAAGACATGATGGTAAATTCGCAACTTGGTGGATCTTCAGCCTCCCATATCTTCCACCATTCACGTTTAATGAGAGCACCTTCTTCTGATACTGGGTTCTGTAAGTACTGCGCATTCCAATAACGTACATCTAGTGCTGCCTTTTTTGCCTGTAAT